AAATTTAGGTCTACCTTTTGCTGGATGACCTGTACTTCTTAGTGTACGATCAGTAGGATATTCTCCTATTCGTTCTTTTGTTGTCTTTTTAAAATACACTTCAGCAAGAGAAGGAAGTATGCCTCTTCTTGCATATCCTATATTCCCATCTGGAGGAAAAATAAAATGTGGTTGAAGAACTAATGATTCACCATTAGGTGCACCTGCTGGAAACAATCTTGGTCTGCCTAATGTATCCAAATACCAATCTGTAGGTTTGTTATCTTTATCAATATGAAATTTTTCTACCCATCTAGTATTAACTCTTTCTAGAAGACCCATATCTAGTAACCATTGTATTTGAACAGGTGATCCACCATTTAAAGAATAATCATATACGCCCCTATCAAGATCGTCTGTACTCATTCCAAACATATTACCAAGAAGTTCTCTCATTTGAATATAAGACGTAGAAACAGTTAATTCTGATGATCCCGGTCCAGAAGGTCCATGTTTAGGAATAGGACGTTTTGTAAAATATCTAGCACCACGGGGAGGAATTTTTAATTGTTGCCTACCAATTGGACCTTCAAACATCGTATTTCCCGCTTTAATATTTTCTATTAAATCAAATATAGCTTGTACTTTAGCCGCATTGTATTCAAAGAAATCATGAACAGGTTGTTGTTGACCCCGCATCCAACCTGTCTTTTTTAACTCTGGTCCTTCTGTTCCCTTAAAAATTCTATTTGCTTCAACATTATAATAATTACGAGCATTAACTAAGTCCTTACCTTCTGTCGGTAATTCCGTACTAGGCTTTTTTGGTTGTTCTGCCCATTTTGATTGATCAATTTCACCTTCTATAAGTTGATCTTCAGGAGGTTGATTATGCCCTATTCCCGGCCTATCTCGCCAATCAGATAGTATTTTAACAACTCCACTTGTAATACGTAATCCTTTAGGAAGATGAGGTGTAATAAATTCCAATATTTCTTGACCAAGTGGTGACTCTTGCCAATTTTCATCTGTTCTTGAGTCCATATATTTTTTGTATTCTAAGTATTTTTCCTGAGAAATATATGGACTCTCTTTTCTCTCCAAACCTTCAAATAATCTCTCCGTTTCTCCTTTAGTTAATGGTTTAGGTAGTGTCTTCCCCCATTTACCTCTTATTTTATTTATTATTTCACGCGGATGCATAGGATCAAGAGAAGTTCCACCCCTATACCGCCTTGCTACAACAGCCTCTCCTTGTGTTGATATGGTAGGAAGTTTACCCGCTGGTCTACCCTTAACACCTTCTTCACGGATTTCAAAAATAGATTTACCTGATCCACTAAAACTTTCAAGAGCATTAGCTTGTTTAGATTCTCTAGTTAATTCTTGTTCAGTTCGTGAAGTTAATTCTTGTTTCTCTTGTTTTTCATATAAATCAGATAATGGATTACGAAATTCTATCCTTCCTTCTCTGGTACTACGAAGTCGCTGATAATCTTCTCCTTGTTGTGTAGTTCTTCTCCAATTCCTTCCATCCTCTGTATCTAACCATACCTGTCCATCAGGTGTATCCAACCAACCACTTATATGAACTTGTTCTTCTAAAAATTCTTGTCCATCTGGAGTTCTTAGCCAACTAAGGAAATCTCCATAATCCATTTTGTCTTGATAGCGTCTTTCTCGCTCCTGTAAAGCCCTTCTTATAAATGGATTTTTATGATACAAACGTGTATTTGGATCTCGTGCCATACTATTTAGTACCCAAATGTAGCATCCGTAAGCTCTGGTGGCCTATGATGCATATTCCTAAAAATAGCTGCTTGTGGTGTAGAAACCTGTCTAGTCATACACATATATCGTAGTGCGTCATACGCATGATCATCTGACTTTGTATCGACATCTTCGCTGTTCGTCTTAGATAAAGGTATTGTAGGAAGAGTACGAACAAGATTTGTGCATGTGGAGAAAATTCGTAGTCGCGGTTCTCCATAATCATTCATAGCAAGCCTTCTGTGTACTTCTATCTTACCTGACATTCTATTTGAATCGGATGGAATCCACCGTACTCCTTGACGTATCATCGTTTCTGCTATAGATGGCCCTAATCCAGTACGGTTCCAACACGATTTATCAAGAACAGAGATTGACATTCTCGTATCTTTCCGATCCATTTCACGGATTAACTGTGCTAATGCTTCGCCTGTATACCCTTTAATGTATAATTCCCGATATATCCATAAGTTCCCGTCCCAATCAACTGCGCCCCAAAGAATACAACTAGGAGAACTATATCCATAGTCTCCCGCCCTTATCCTTGCCCAACCTTCGGGAACTTCAAACGGATCAACAACGTGAACCTCTCTATTAAACTCACTAAATGCAGCACCTTCTGCTACATCCCAGTCGCCTTCTAGTAGCCTTCTTCGCTCAACCTCTGGCAGAGAATAGAGCATCGCTTCGTATTCACCCGTAATCATAAGATACGGATTATCTGTTAGCCGTGCAGGAATAAACTTACGATGAAACAGCGGCTCTCCCGCATCTGCATGATTTGGACCGTAGACTAGCGGTTTATTTGTATCAATGTCTGTGGCCCAAAACGGCTCATTTGGAGGATTAGGATCAATAAACATCTTCTTGATCCACCAGCCACCAACACCACCGGGATTGGCTGTCGCTCTCATATACGTATCTATAGAGCTATCTGCTGTCCGTAAACGTGATCGTAGGTAGTTCCACACGTATGGTGACGGGTAGTGGCCTAATTCGTCAATTCCTATCCATGTGAACGATTGTCCTTGATAGCGATACACATCATCATCTTTATCAACATAACTAAAGAGTGCTGTTGCACCGCTTGGAAACTCCCATGTCTTAGTCGATTCTTTAAACCGTGCTTTCGGAAAAGCGTGTAAATATAGTTTCTTGCTTTGATCGACAAGCTCTGTTAACTCTGCAAGTGTTCTACGTAGCAACAATGCTCTGTGATTGCGATTATTCGCATACCGTAGAAGATCAACAAGCATCGCATAACTTTTTCCGCCACCGGCAGCACCACCATACAATACTTCTTTTTCAGGTGCTGCTAAGAAGTCAGTTTGAGGCCCCGCATTAGGAGAGAACACGAGTTCTTGGTTATCTTCAAGAACCACGCCCAAACTTTCATCGGAAGTGACACCACCATTTTTAAGTACTTTAAGACGTTCTTCATTCTGTTTTATCTTCTCTCTTCTTGTTCTAACTTTTTTAGATTCTTTCTCAAGTGTTCGTCTTTGAGAATTTAAGCGTTTTTGAATAGTACGCTTTTTTTGCTCCTTGCGGGATACATTATAATTACCCCGCTCTCCATCTTTTAATTTAGGCCGTGCCATTTAGAACCGTGCTGCACGTACACTTCCACCATTAGCGTATTTCTTAACGGAACCACCTTCGGCTTTTTTCTTTGGTTTATATGGCCCTTTTCTTTTCCATGTATCAGCTCTTTTAAAATCAGCTTTTAGTTTTTTATTCAAGAAATCTTTAAAAGATTTATCTTTCGTCCTAAACAGTTCTGTTGGTGGGACTGATAATTCTGGTCCAGTTACTTCAGCAGGTATTGATTTTTTCTTCTTAACTCTACCTAAAGGCTTCTTAAGCATTTCATAATCTTTATTAGATATAGCTTTTGTCATATTCGCTGTCTCTCTTTAGAACCGTGCTGCACGTAACTCACTGTTGTTCCCAATCTTTCGGCCAGTCAGCAGCGGGACGTACATGATTAGCATACTTTTTAAGACGATATTTAGGAACAAACCTTTTATGAGTACTTGTATCCTGATGATACGGCTGTGGTTTAGGAGCTTTACGAGCATCTCCAGTCTTCTTCTTTCTGCCAATCATACCGATATTCCTTATTAGAACTTTGCAGCGCGAACACTACCGCCGTTTGCATACCCTTTACGCTTCGGGCCACCAACAGAGCCGCCTTTGGCTCTCCTTTTTCTTGGTTCTTTATATTCACTTCCCGGCGCTGTTAGTTCTGGCCCAGAAAATTTCCTAGGATCAGGATATTTCATTTCATTTGCAAAAGGATTACGATCTTGCTTTTCCATCTTCTTTCTTAACCATTTAGGCTGACCTGCCCGAAGTTCTTTCTTTCGCTGTCTTTTACGTTTTGCCCATTCTTCTATAGTTTCACCTTCTGGATCAAGCTCAGTATGGAACTGCGCTCCAAATCTTTCGTTCTTCTTCTCTGCCATCTTCCATTATCCCTCTACGGTTATTTCCTTCATTGGTTGCTTTGCAGGAAGCAATACGATGCCGTGCATGACCTCTCCGGTATGCTCGACTTCCTGTCGTTTAGATACACCAACACGATCTAAGATATCATTTGCTGCCTTCAGCCGCGTATCCATCTGTGATGAAGGAATAGAACCGTCTGCATCTAACGCTTCAGATATGCGATTAGCTGCTTTCACGGAAGAACCTATAAGATGGTTGCGAGTGTGATCTATGATTTCTTGCTTTAGGGAACGTACCAGCCCTCCGCGAGAACCGGGATGATAACCGGCTTCCTTAACTGCTTGCGTAATATTTCCACCATTTATAAGTAGATTATCTAAAAAAGTTTTTTGCTTATCTGTCAGTTCGCGCTTGGCCGGTACGTTCATAGTATATTCGCTTTTTCATTATAAATAAAAGGAGGATGGGTAATATCTTCACTAACAAAAGGTTTTTTCATCATGTGAGGAAGTGGATATTTTTCCAGCCTCTACTACTATTATAGGGGTAAAATCGCATTTTGTCAAGTGTTTTTTTCAAAAAAATAAAAAATAAAAAAGTGTAAAGTTAAGTCTTTGAAAGTATTAGCAAATAAACGACGATGTAAATTTTTACGTTTCCCAATTTTAAAAAAAAATATTTGCAGTGACTAAGAAATTTACATTGCCCCTTATTTGCTAACCTTTTCAATGGGTTACATTTGCTATATTTGCTGATAAAAAATAAATAAAAAAAAGACTTGACAAAATCAGTTTTTACCTGTATAATAGTATATATACGGTTAAGGGTTATATGTGTAGATAGGGTAGTACTAATTAGATACAGCGAATATATGATGGACTAATTAGACACAGCAAATATATGAGGGACTTTTGGGTCAGCAAATATAGGTTGTTTTTTATTTATTATCATACGCTTTAAAAATACACATTTTCTGTCGGTATTGCGTATATTCATACGCGGGGGGGCGGGTGGCCCATGCAACCCCAACCCATTGATTTATATATGTTTTTTATTGTGACATTATTAACACAACATAGAACCGACTATCTATACTATGACCAAATCGGGTTATGGGCAGTTTTCCGCTAGTTTCTGACCTCTCCCGTCGATCCAGATTATGCCTATATTCGCTGTACTGGTGGTGTATCCTACTGCACGTCACATGACACATGCGCGCACGCACGCGATAGGTCCAACAAAATATTGAGGGCTGTTCAGTTTCAGGAAAGAATATGGCGGGCTGTAATTTATACAAACCCGCCACAAGTTCTAAACTGATAAGCCAGACAAGCCAGCCTGTTATGTTGTTATCGTGTCATCCTCACTGGTGGGCGACTTGTGCACATACTCGACATCATCGACTATGGTCGCAGTCTCATCAGGCTTAAGAAATATGGCATTGACGGTACAGCGCAGATAGTTGCGCGTGTCCAGATGTTTGAAGTTTAGACGGGTGCGCCACTCTGCCCCGTCATTATCCTCATGCCATACGCGCTCTGCATACATGAACATGTAATAGCCTGCCCAGTTTATCGCGGTCTGGTTGCTGGATAGTACGTGCTCCTTAATGGCGATCGAGAATGCTACAGCGCCATCCATCTCAGCAAATTCGGTATCAGGATATTTTGTATCTAGTACCTCCTCAAAATACGGCGCAGTATTTTTGTTCCGCCGTTCGTGTAGCCATTTCAATGCAGACATCTATTCAGCCTCCCGTATTTTACCAGTCAGTTTATACCCAGAACGATAGGCAGCGTTTAAGATTTGCGCAGCCAATACGTCATGGTTGCAGTTATCGCAACAGCGACCTTCTGCAAGTGGTTCGGCATTGTTGCCTTGATCCCATTGCGTCAATGGGTCTTTTCTTATTTCCTGTTTGCACAATACACATTTCATAGTCGTTTTTCCTTTCATGAAAAGATAACGGCGACAGTATAAACCGCCGCCGTCATTCTTCACAAGCTACAATTTAGAACAGAATAATTATTACAGAAATTACTGCGACTATCATACAGCATTTCCATACCAAGAGTATTGGACCTTCCATTTATGCTGCAATCATTGATTCTTGTGAGAGGAAATCTTGTGCCACTTGCAGGGCTTTCTCCTTTCGGTCTATTTGCTGTGGATAGAACACCCGATTAATATGGTTATCTATATCGCTGCTTCCTTTTTGTGGTACGTGATCCTCAATATATCCCACTGTATTAACAGCACCCCAAAGCGTCCCTTCAGAGCTTTTCAAATTCCAACCGGGATTATTGTCATTAGAAACAGGGGTGGCGATATCTAAATCAAACTCCTCCTTTTTTCCGCCTGCCTCTAAATAATCAACGTATTCCGTTAACTTTCTGTTTTCCTCCTCAGCAATTTCTTTTCTTCCTTTTTTCTTTTGGACATCCTGACCTCTAAACAAGAGATTGGCGCGATTTATAATTGGCCAGTCTTCAAGTTTGTGAGTTTTCTTGTTTTCTCTTTTTTCCTCTTTACTGTACACCTTTCGGAAAAATTCGGAAACTCGTTCAGGACTTAAATTACACCTAGCCATTAAAGCGCAAACTTTTTCATATTCTTCTGCCTCTTGTTTGACCATTCGGACAGCATCTTGCATTTTTTGAACATCAAACGGTTCTTTGTGGCTGTCCCTTATCATTTGTTGTGCCTTTCTAAGAGCAGCGCGAAGAGTATTAGCGCAAACAACTCTGATTGGCGTAAATGTTGCGGTATTGGCATCCTTTCCAGAAAAATGGATAGTGAATAATAGAAAATTATTTACAACATCCTCCCCCGGTAATTTGAAGCCTTCTCGCAGCTCTGCTAATACCCAGACCTTGCGACCATTGAACAAAGAACCAGCAGTGTGCAATTTCATTTCTCCACTTTTCAAAAACGGATCGAAAACAGCAAACATATCTGAAGTCTGGCGAATGGTGTAACCTTCATCGGTGACGGGTATTGTACTCAACTTCGCACCGTCTTCCCTTCGAATAAGGTGATATTCGTTCTTGACTGTTTTGCCACTAATAAAGTTATTCGACTGAAGTAGTCTTTCGTTTAGTGTTAGAACTCCTTTCTCGTTCTCATCATAGATTTGATTTTGTAGGATACTATCATACTTCAGCGATATTTTATCCACCGTCCAATCTAGTTCAGCCGCTTTCATAAATGCGACCCCGTCTACCAGATCCTCCTCATTAGTTATTTGATGGCCAAGACCATGCCAAGGTACTTTACCAAAGAAAGCCATAGATTCTACTTCATGCATAATAAAATGCTCCTTTATAAAACGGATAGCGGTTTTTCTCTTCATGCTGCGCAGGTTACAGCGCCGCTATCCTCCTGCGTTTACTGCACCCACTATTGAGCGCATACGGTATCTTGTACACTATGCCGCAAACCGCCGCAACAGCTCATTGGCATTATCTAATATGAATGGATGTTTGCGTTTCCTCCCTTTTCCCTTAACTGATAGTGTAATTATTTTATTTGTACCGTCACGAAATCTTAAATCGCTTTCGTCACCGCACACAATTTTTCTTCCCAGTACGGATGTTCCCGGTTTCGGTACGTTATGAAATGGTACGGCTATATTTGTGTTACGGTCTAACAAAATGTTAAATTGGCGTCTGGTTGTATTTTCTGATAACGAATATGTTGTGTGCCAGTTAACAAATTTATCTGACATTCTCAAGCGAGACATACATTTAGTATAATCATAAAATTGTATGTCAGCGTAATCTTTAACAAAATGTTTGGCTATTCCGATATCAGTTGTACCATCTAGACGAAAACACGGAATAAGATCATTTTTCTTTGACCATTTAATCGCTGATATAATGTCCCTGTTAACAAGCTGTAAGAACTTCTCCCGTTCTTCAAAATACATTACAGTGCGGTTAATTCGTGCTTGTTGTACGTTTGGAAATATACCCATTCCAGCATAAAATATACACAATTCACGACAACCGGCAGAGCTACCAGCGCAAGCATTATGTCCGCTTAATTTATGTGGTGAGCCAAACATAACAAAAGAACTGTAACCGTATTTTTCGCCCTTTGGTGTTTTAGCGTTATCGTATGTTAAGATTTTGCCGCGCCACTTAGACATTGTTAACAGACTCCTTGCGTAAATCGCTGACATACTCTAGCGAAGTTTTCATCTTATCAACGTACTGTTGGTTATGATATGAGAATATTCCGTCAGCTATGATATGTTCAACTAGAGTAGAATAAACAAAATCTAGCTTTTCTTTATTGCATGTATTTACAGGAATAAGAAAATTACAAACACTGCAACGTGTTGTCTTCTTGTCGTATTCAATCTCTGGGTAAGTTTCGCTTTGTTTAGTCATCTTTCACATACAACCCATCTAATTTGTTGCCCCATTTAGTTATAAAGTTTTCTAGCTGCTCTACTTCTTTTTGTGCTTGTAGCTGTGCACATAAACCGTCTAGTCCTGCAAGTAAACGTCCATGATGCAACCATTCTGGTTGTGAGTATTTTTCTAACAAATAGTGTGCTTCTCCTAAAATTGTAGCATCAGAATATTCTTCTATTTTACAATTGTCATCTGTACTAATACAATCAAGCTGATATTCTAGCTCTTCGCAATCTAAGGCGTCTTTAAGAAATTGTCGCATTTGCTGTCCCCTATAAGGTGCGCCCACTATACCAAATCCACAACCCCTGTCAAGTGCTGTTAACAACATTCTAGTTAAGGATTATCTGTAGTGTTTCCTTACTGATGTTGACAAGCCAGCCGCTGAACGCTACCGTGAAAACGACCCAGTAATGACAGTGAGGGGGTAGGGTGTCGAGCTAACAAAAGTTAGAGGCTAACAAAAGTTTGGAGCTAACAAAAGTTTGGAGCTAACAAAAAAAAAGATGACATCACCACTTGACAAGCCCTTGACAAAGGCGTATGTGGTGTATACAATCCCCCATATGGATAGTACCCATACTTGGAGACGAAAGTGACTAACAACAAAAAGCAGTGGAAGTACAACCCCATTGCCAAAGACTTAGCGACAACGAAATATCGACAGCGAATAAAGCGCCACAAGTCACCTTATGATGATGATCAATTCGACATCAAAGATGAGTTGGATGAGTATTTTAAGGACAAAGATACCGGAGAAAAAGATGACGTTTAGCCATACAAATATGACCATTAATATGCACGGCTTAGATAAAGTTACTGTAGGTAATCCTCAATATTTGGATGATCCTATTGGTGTTGTTTATCGTAAAATACGGTTTCACAAAGACAACAGTACTCTTGTAATTACTGTTTTTGGTAAAAAAAATGAATCTATGCGTGTTGAATTTGTTGATGAAGAAAATTAGTTTAACCGTAGTGACTAAGAATGATAGGACATTTAAGCGTCATACTGAGGAGCTGGACGATAACTTGCCAGTCAGGTATGTAACGTGTTGCTATTTATCTTCTATGGTTAAAAGAAGGGGTCTGGTGAATTTATACCGTGAAGCCTTGATCGGCTAAATCGACTAAGCGGTAGCAGCAAGTCGATTGCTGTAGTGAGAGGTTCGATTCCTCTCCCCCTTCACTTTAATAATTTGGGAGAATTAAGTGACTATACTTTACAGAAAACATTCTAATGGTGTTGGTGCTATTTTAAAATACACGTTATACGGGAATGACGTAAACGAACTAAATGAATGGAAAGAAGATTTCCTTAACAGGTATGAACTAGGATATTGTGCAAAATGTTCTGATCCCATTCCATATGATTATGATGGTGTGGAACAGGGGTGGGGAACTCACGAATTTAATAAGGATGATGTAATACATAATATGTATGCTGAACGATGGACATCCTGTGATTAGTTAAGTTAATGGTTAACAAAAAAGAAAGAAGTAATAAGTTAATGGTTAACAAAAAGAAAAAAGCGTACTTCAATACTCCGACTGTAGTTGAACAGGAAGAAGTTGTGCGTCCTTACGATGGTAAAACTGTTGTATGGGAAAAACGGTTTATGCCAGAGTTGGTTGATGGTTACAAAAGAATAAGACGAAAAGAATATTGTAACCCTTATTTCTGGGTAATAACTGAAGTGAAAGGTAACAAAAATGTCTAGCTGGTATGACGAACTT